GCGAAGGACCATTCAGACGAAGGCGCCTACTAAGCTGCCTTTCGGTATGGGCTTCTACAAGCAAGGACCTCTCCTCAAGCTGAGACTTCCGAACGGCCGCGAGCTGAGTTACGTAAAGCCCAGAATCGACGACGACAGTATCACCTATGAGGGCACAATTCAGTCCTCGGGTGGCTGGGGCCGTATCGAGTCTTACGGTCCGAAACTCGTGGAGAACATCGTTCAGGCTACGGCCCGGGACTGCCTTGCGGTCGCTATTGACCGCTTGGAGCGCGCCGGTTTTCCGGTCGTGTTTCATGTTCACGACGAAGTTATCTGCGAGGTACCTATCGGCGTAAGCTCTGCCGAGGAAATCAGCAAAATCATGTCGGAGCCCATCGAGTGGGCGACCGGCTTACCGCTCAAGGCTGACGCCTATGAGTGCGAATACTATAGAAAGGACTAACCGCTATGAAGATAGACGTATTTAATAAGGTCGTCAAAGAGCAACTTCTTGTCTGCGAGCACCTGCTTACCGGCAAGGGCCATGAGTATGCCCCTGACGCCGTAGACGAGAGCAACATCGACCGCCTCGCGCACTTCAAAAAGGCCGCCGCGATTATCGACGGCACTCCGAAAGAAGCACTGCTCGGTATGCTGACAAAGCACCTCGTCTCTATCTCGGATATGTGCACCGACGGCCGCAGCTATTCTCTTGACCGCTGGACTGAGAAAATCACGGACAGTATTAACTACCTGCTCCTGCTCAAGGCTCTGGTCGAAGAGGAGGCGAACGGCAATGGATAAAATCAAAGTCGCGGTCCTCAATCCGACTGCAATCAGCGAGGCCGAGAAGATGATGGTCTGCGCCGCGCGCTTGACGCAGCGCGGACATACGGTCAAAGACCTCTCCGACTTTCTCGCTCTCTATGATAAAGAGTACACCGAGAAAACGGCTAAGGTTATGACCCAGCTTCCGCACCCCACGATTCAGAAGTTTGCGGTCATCAACGCCGTAATTGTCGGAGCGTCAAGGAGATTCCTCGCTCAGATTACGAGGCACCAGAACGAGGTCAAGTTTATGTCTGCGTCGCTGCAGTACAGCGACTACTCGAACGAGGCCGACTTCGTTGTCCCTTATGAGCTGCTTGACAGTCAAATGCGTTTCTCCTACCTCTCCCAGTGTCAGGACGCTATGCGGAAGTACAAGCTCCTCGTCGAGTACGGCGTGGATAATGACTCCGCCGGCTATCTGGCGCCGCAGGGCCTGAGAAACGTTCTAATTATCAGCGCGACGCCTTATCAGTGGAAGCACATGATAAGCCAGAGAACTTGTCGGCGCAATACCGCCGAGACCCGTTACGTTATGCTCCGCCTTTGGGAAGAGCTTTACGAATTGGCTCCGGCTCTCTTCTCTCCTGAGACGACCGGCCCCTTCTGCATGAAGGGCAAGTGCCTTGAAGGCAAAATGGCTTGCGGTGCTCCGCTGGCGTCCGACCTTACGCCGCACGATATTCTCGAGCGGGATTTTCCGCTCTGTATGGAGGTGCGAGATGAAAATTAAGCTGATTGACTTCAACGGTCCCGCTCCTGTACGAGCGCATGACAACGACGCCGGCGCGGACGTGTTCAGCCCCAGAGACCAGACCATCTACCCGGGGCAGGTCTACAAGCTGCCTCTCGGCTTCGGTCTGGAACTGCCTGACGGCTACGTAGGGTACATATTCCCTCGCAGCAGCCTGAGCGCTCGCGGTATCGTGTGCGAGCTTCCGCCCATCGACTCCGGCTATCGTGGAGAGGTCCACGCCATCGTCTCGAATGTCGGGGGCGACGGCTACGACATCAAGAAGGGCGACCGTATCGGCCAGCTCGTGATTATGCCGGTCGTTATCCCTGAGTTCACCTATGATGAGGGCGCTGCCCGAGGGTCTGGGGCCTTCGGCAGCAGCGGAAGATAATCGTGCGGGTAAAAAAGGCAGGCGGTAAAGTTTACGGCGCTGACTTTACCACCGCCGAGCGCAAAGCTATGAATCTCGAAATCCAGAGACAGCTTGCAGAGTACAGCCGTAAACACGCAAACGAAATCGACGCCATTATACTTTGGCAGTTACACGCACAATACGGCTTCGGCGAAAAACGCCTGAGACGGTTTTACGACCGTTTCAAGGCCGAGTATTTCGACCTCATTAAAAGGTATGAAATGGACGAGGACGACAATATCTGGCTCAACACCTACAAGCTGAAGGAAATCGGCGTCGACATCGAATCTTGGAATCGGGACGGTGAGACTGAATGAGAATAGACAAAGACAACTACTATCTGAATATCGCAAAAGCCGTCGCGGCCCGTTCTACCTGCCTTCGCAGGCAGTATGGGGCCGTGATTGTCGCAGACGACGAAATCATCGCGACCGGCTACAACGGCGCGCCCAGAGGCGAGGTCAACTGCTGCGACGTCGGGAAGTGCTATTGCCGAGAGCATTCCACTCCTATCGACGAGCATGCGGCCCGCCACGGGGACCAGTACGGGACCTGCGTCGCCGTTCACGCCGAGCAGAATGCGATTATCAGTGCGCCGAGGCGGTCCATGCGGGGTGCTACCCTTTACCTTGCATGCCTCGATGAAACCATTGACCCCGCTCCGTGTAATATCTGCGACCGCATGATTAAGAACGCGGGTATCACGAGAGTAGTAACGAGAGCCGGTACCTTTTAATGCCGACTCTTCAATACGACGGCTTGATAACGATTGCGACGGGTAGCTCGCGGCGTTCAGCAAGCTGGAAAACTAAAGAAATGCTCTGGTCTGAGTTCGTTGATAAGCTCGGCCGTGTGACCCGGACGCAGGAGACCCAGCAAGAGTACTTCCGTATGCCGAAGGAAGAGCGTGACAACGCGAAAGACGTCGGCGGCTTTGTCGGCGGTACCTTAAAGGGCGGCCGCCGTAAAATCGACGCCGTTTTACAGCGTCGGCTTATCACCCTCGACATGGACTCTATCACGGCCGGCGAAGACCCGTGGCCTACGGTCGTGCTGATTCTGGGCTGCGCTGCGGTGCTCTACAGCACACACAGCCATACGGCGAAAGCTCCGAGGCTTCGTCTTGTGCTCCCTCTCTCGAGACCCGTGTCTCCTGAGGAGTACGAGGCTATCGCCCGCAGGATTGCAGGTGACATCGGTATTGACATGTGCGACGATACCACCTATGAGCCCCATCGACTCATGTACTGGGCGAGCGCGTCCTCTGACGGCGAGTTCCGATACGAAGTGCAGGACGGCCCGTGGCTGGATGCTGACGAGCAGCTCGCGAGGTACGCGGACTGGAAAGACCCGACTCAGTGGCCTGTATCAAGCAGGAAGTCCGGCACGATTCGGCGTCTCGCTGACAAGCAGGGAGACCCGACCGCGAAAGACGGTATCGTTGGTGCATTTTGCCGTACGTACTCCGTTGAGGACGCAATCGAGGCCTTCCTGCCTGACGTCTACATCAAGGGCGAAAACGGTCGCTATACCTACAAGGGCGGCTCGACCTCCGGTGGTCTCGTTATTTATGAGGATGGTCGCTTTGCGTACAGCCATCACAGCACAGACCCAACTTGCGGTAAGCTCTGCAACGCATTTGACCTCGTCCGCATTCACATGTTCGGTAAGGACGACGAAGGGAAACCCGCGAACACCGCGGCGAACAACCTTCCTTCCTATAAGAATATGTGTAAGTGGATTGAGACCAACTGCGAGAGCGTTATGAAGGAGCTGCAAAGCAAGCAGCTCGACTACATCGTCCAGCTCTTCGGCGAGGGCGACGAGGCCCCAGATATGAACTGGGTCTCTCAGCTTGAGGTAAACCCGAAGACTGGACACGCGGCGACCACGGTCGAGAATATCCGTATCATCGTGAAGAACGACCCTCGATTTAAGGGTACCTTCTACTGGGACGAGTTCATGGAGCGGCCTATGGTCTGCGGGGACCTTCCTTGGAGAAAAGCTGACGCAAAGCCTCGCTCGTGGGATGACACCGACGACGCCGGCGTTCACAACGTCCTTGAGAAGGACTACAAAATCGACTCCATGCCGAAGACCCGGGAAGGCGTTGACCTTGCGCTCGCCGACATCACGAGGCACCCGGTACGCGAGTACCTGCGGGGCCTTATCTGGGACGGCGAGAAACGCTGCGAGACGCTCTTCATTGATTACCTCGGTGCCGAGGACTCCCGGTACACGCGGACGGTAACCCGCAAGGCGCTTATCGGCGCGGCTGCGAGAATCTTGTCCCCCGGCTGCAAGCACGACCACATGCTCGTGCTTATCGGTCCTCAGGGCTGCCGCAAGAGCACGACCTTGAAGAAGCTCGGTAAAGAGTGGTTTTCGGACTCGCTCTATACCATGTCCGGCAAGGACGCCTACGAGCAGCTTCAAGGCTTTTGGATTATCGAGCTCTCTGAAATGGCTGCGACCCGTAAGGCTGAGGTCGAGCAGATTAAGCAGTTCGTCTCCAAACAAGAGGACAACTACCGCGCGGCATACGCTCGCCGCACGCAATGCCACCCGAGACAATGCGCCTTCTTCGGCACCACGAATGACGAGGAGTTCCTGCGTGACCCTACCGGCGCCCGCCGTTTCTGGCCGGTCGTCGTTACCGACGCGGGTAAAACTCTTGGGGACAAGCTGACCGCTTCTATCGTGGACCAGATATGGGCCGAGGCCGTGACCTACTACGAGGCCGGTGAGACTTGGTACCTTGACGGCGCGGTCGAAGAGATGGCCCGTAAGGTGCAGGCCGACCACACCGAGGCGAACGGCAAGCTCGGTCTTATCGAGAACTTCCTTGAAGTCCTGCTGCCTGAGGGCTGGGACGACTGGGACCTCGAAAAGCGTCTCATGTTCTGGAGCGGCGGCTTCGGCGAGGAGCGTAACGGTACCGTACCGAGAACGAAGGTCTGCGCGCTTGAGGTCTGGCAGGAGCTTTTCAAGGGCGACCCGAAGAGCTATTCGCAGACGCAGGCTCGCGAGATTATCGGGCTCCTGCGCATGATTCCGGGCTGGCGGTTGTCCACCTCCGTCAACTGCGGAGCAATTTACGGCAGGCAGAGGGGCTTCGTGAAAGAGGTCTGAGGTAGCAAAGGTAGCACTTGAAAGGCCAACTTTTTTCGTTAGAGGGTAGGTCGTACAAGCGCGCTTGCAACAAAGGTAGCACTTTGCGAACTACTTGCAACAAAGTGCTACCTACTCTGCTACCTCGAAAAAGCCTTATATATCAATGCTTTTGGCTACTTGGTAGTACTGGTAGTCGAAAAATCTTAAAAACATTTTTTGAAAAAGTAAAGGGACACTCGACACAATTCCGTCGCCCCCTCGCATTACATGTATATATAGGGAATCTTTGTTACACGCGCTACTCGACTACCTGAAGGAGGGATTTTATGTATGAAAGCACTTTTGAGCGAAAGCTCTGTGAGCATATCAAGTCCCTCGGCGGTAAAGCGTATAAGTGGGTGTCCCCGGGAGCTCCGGGGGTGCCTGACCGAATCGCGATATTGCCGGGGGGACGAATAATTTTTATAGAGGTCAAGCGGCCGGGGCTGAGTGACGGTTTGAGTATCAGGCAGAAAAAGGTCATCGCGACATTAGAGGGGCTCGGCTGCACCGTTTGGCGTATCTCCGATATGGAGGATTTGAAAGCGAGGCTAAGGGCTGATGGAGTATAAACCTTACTATTATCAGGACTTCGCGGAGAAGTTCATTCTCGATAACCCCGAGGCGGGGCTCTTACTGGATATGGGTATGGGGAAAACGGTAACGAGCCTGAGCGCGGCGGACAAGCTCCTGAACGATTACTTTGCCGTGAGCAAGGTCCTTGTTATTGCTCCGCTGAAACCGGCAAAAGAGACGTGGCCGCCTGAGGTCAAGAAGTGGGACCACCTGAAACACCTGAAGCTCTCGCTGATTCTTGGGTCGAAGGCTGAGCGTATCGCGGCTTGCGAGCGGGAGGCGGATATTTATATCGTCAACCGCGAGAATGTCGTCTGGCTTGTGGACTACTTCAAAAGCAAGTGGCCTTTCGATATGGTTATCATCGATGAGCTGTCGAGCTTCAAGTCCAGTAAGGCGCAGCGCTTCCGGGCCTTGAAAAAGGTACGGAAGTATATCAAGCGGATAGTCGGCCTTACCGGCACGCCGTCGCCGAACGGACTGCTTGACCTCTGGCCGGAGATGTACCTGCTTGACGAGGGTAAGGCTCTCGGCAAAACCCTGACGGGGTACCGCGATACTTACTTCGTCCCAGATAGGCGGAACGCCACGACCATTTTCTCATGGAAACCGAAAGACGGCGCGGAGGACCTTATCTATGAGAAAATCGGTAAGCTCTGTATCAGTATGAACGCGGCGGACTACTTACAGCTACCGGACCGGCTTTTTCTCCGTCGTGAGTTTGAGCTTACCCCGGAGGCGATGGAGCTTTATAAGACTCTTGAGCGTGACACTCTTCTTCCGTTTGCCGACGGCGACATCGACGCGCCGACCGCTGCGGTCCTGACGAATAAACTCTTGCAGGCTGCGGGAGGCGCGGCGTATGACGAGAACGGTAACGTTAGGGTCCTGCACGACTGCAAGCTCGAGGCGTTAGACCAGCTTATCGAAGAAGCGAACGGTCAACCCGTTCTGGTGTTCTACGCCTTTCGGCATGAGCGCGACAGAATTATGGAGCGGTACCCGGAAGCGGTAGACATTAAAGACGACGGCGCGGTCGTTCGCTGGAACGAGGGCAAGATTCCGATTATGCTCGCCCACCCTGCGAGCGCGGGTCATGGTTTGAACTTACAAGCAGGAGGTCATATCGCGATATGGTACGGGCTTCCTACCAGTCTTGAGCTTTACCAGCAGGCAAACAAGCGCTTGCACCGTCCGGGACAAAAGAAAACGGTCCTGATTCACCATATCCTGATGAAGGACACCTATGACTACCGTGTCTTAGACGACATACTCGCGCCGAAGGAGGTAAGGCAGAACGCTTGCCTCGAGGCTTTGAAAGCCAGAATCAAGGAGGTATCAAAATGACAATACAGGAAGCGAAGGACTTCCTCAACAGAGGATATAGGTCCAGAGAAAGAATAAAGGTTAAGGAGGAACGTATCGACGAGTGGACTCGCAGAGCTGAGTCTATCACGTCCGAGATTAAGCCGGTCGCCTCGTTCTCTTCTACCCCATCGAAGAAGGTCGAGGACGCAGCTTGCGCTATCGTTGACTTGCAGTCGGAAATCAAAGCGGAAATCTACGAGCTTGCAGCCATCGAGCTGGAAATCGGGAGAGCTATCAATCAGGCAGTTACCGACCCGACCCTTAATGCTCTGTTAGAGATGAGGTATCTTAAGTATCTCAAGTGGGAGGAAATTGCAGTGCGGCTTGACATCACTTTCCGCTGGACGATGACTCTTCATAAAAAAGCTCTCACAATTTTTACCGAAAGCGCGTTAATTCACGCCGAACATGCGTTATAATATAAAGTGGAAAAGTCGGATGAAGAGTCCGGCTTTTTCTGCGTTATCGGGACTTCCGGTATCGCGGGCGGAGCACTGCGCGGGCCTCCGGTGCAGTGCTCCGTCTATTATTATGAATGGAGGTTAGCAACAACTAACGAGGGAGGGACGAACGTGGCTAAGCTGACCGATAAGCAACGGAAAAAGATTATAGCTGAATCGGTGAACGGCTCGAGCATTCGGGCATTGGCCGCGAAATACGGCGTCTCTACGACTACGATTCAGCGCGTTTTGAAAAGCGACACAACGCTAACGCAAAAGGTCGCACAAAAAAGGGCTGAGAATACGGCAAGCATTCTGGCCTTTATGGATTCTAAGAAAAATGACGTTTGCGGACTGATTGACAAGCTGCTTGCGGCAATGGGAGACGAAGATAAGCTCGCCGCCGCGACAGTCAATCAGCTTGCTACCGCTATGGGTATCGTCATTGACAAATATACAGCTAACGAGGCGGTTAAGTCGTCTGACGCGAAGGAGACCAACTTCTTCGAGGCGATTCGCACTGCTGGAAAGGAGGTTGACCTGAGTGCAATACCAGAGCTTCAGTCCTCGGCAGAATGCGACCCTCTTCTGGTGGACGAAACCGGAACATCAGAATAGAGACGGACTTATCTGCGACGGGTCAATCCGTTCCGGCAAGACGGTCTCAATGGCTATCGGCTTTATCATGTGGAGCATGGCGAGTTTCAATAAACAGAACTTCGCTATCTGCGGCCGCACGATTGAAGCGCTCCGGCGTAACGTTATTGTACATATTCCCACATGGCTCGAGGGTATGTTCGAGGTTACTGAGCGCCGCAGCGAGAATAAAATGGTCGTCACTATCGGCAATCGCTCTAATACCTACTACCTCTTCGGAGGGCGGGACGAATCCAGCTACACCCTTATTCAGGGCATTACTCTGGCCGGAGTCCTCTTCGACGAGGTCGCGCTTATGCCCCGCTCTTTCGTAGAGCAGGCTATGGCACGTTGTTCGGTCTCCGGGTCAAAGTTCTGGTTTAACTGCAACCCCGAGTCGCCGGGCCACTGGTTTTATAAAGAGTGGATTCGTAAAGCGGCGGAGCGCAATATGCTCTACTTGCATTTTACGATGGACGACAACCTCAGCCTTGACGAGAAAATCAAAGCCCGATACGAGGGCATGTACTCCGGCGTGTTCTACGACCGGTATATCCGCGGTCTCTGGACCGTCGCGGAGGGCTTGATATATACAATGTTTAATAAGGACTATCATGTAGTCCCTTCCGTGCCTCGTGATTACGAGGAATACCTTATCTCTTGCGACTACGGTACCTTAAACCCGACTTCGGCCGGGCTCTGGGGGCTCTGCGAGGGAAAATGGTATCGCGTCCGAGAGTACTACTACGACGGGCGCAAGGAACGGTATCAGCGAACGGACGAGGAGCACTACGCGGCTATCGAAGAGCTTGCGGGAGACCTCTCGATTCGGAAAATCATCGTTGACCCGTCCGCCGCCTCGTTTATCGAGGTCATACGCCGGCATGACCGCTTCATGGTCGAGCAGGCAAGCAACCGAGTCCTTGACGGTATTCGCGATGTTGCTACCCGGCTGAACGCCGGCGACATCTTCTTTTGCGACTGCTGCACGGACTGCATAAGAGAGTTCGGTTTATATCGGTGGGACGAAAAGGCCGCCGAAGACCGGCCGCTAAAAACCGACGACCACGCCATGGACGATACGAGATATTTCGTCCGCGCTGCGTTCCAGCCGTCGAGATTCAGTTTTTAAGGAGGTGCGATAAATGCCCTTATTCAAGAAGCCTATCGAGCAGGAGTTTTTCAATTTGCGCCTCCGCGCCGGCAGGCCTATGACCGAGCTTGAGTTCTACGCGAAAGAGCTTACCGAATGGGAGACCTCGCCCGAGCGGCGCGAGATGATTGACGGCGACCGGTATTATACCGGGGACCATGACATTCTCAAACGCCAGCGCACGGCTATCGGCCCCGACGGTAAGCTGATTGTGATTGAGAATCTCCCGAACAACCGTATTGTGGATAACCAGTATGCGAAACACGTTGACCAGAAGGCAAATTACCTTCTCGGTCAGCCTATTTCCTTTTCCTGCGAAAATGACGACTACGCAGCCGAGGTCAAGAAAGTACTCGGCATGCGGTTTATGCGTACACTCAAGAGCGCGGGAGTCGAGTGTCTCAACGCCGGTATCTCGTGGCTTTATCCCTACTACAATAAAAACGGCGAGCTCGCGTTCCGGGTATTTCCCGGCTATGAGATTATGCCGTTCTGGGCGGACGCGGCTCATACCGAGCTTGACTCCGCTCTTCGCCTTTACCCGGTAGAGGTCTATTACGGTACCGAGAAGAAAATCGTTAAGAAGGTCGACCTCTTCACGCTGGAAGGCGTTACGACCTACATCTTCGAGAACGGCGTACTCACTCCGGACACCGAAAAGCAGGCATATGTTAAGGTGAAAGACAGCAAGGGCAATGAGCAGCCCCTGAACTGGGAGCGCTTCCCCCTTATCCCTATCAAGTACAACCCGAAGGAAGTCCCTCTCATTCGCCGCGGCCGCTCTTTGCAGGATGCTATCAACCTCCTGCAGTCCGACTTCGTGAACAACATGGAGGAAGACGTCCGCAATACCGTTCTTGTCCTCAAGAACTATGACGGACAGGACCTCGGGGAGTTCCGGCGTAACCTGACGACCTACGGAGCTATCAAGGTCCGCACGGTCGAGGGTACTGACGGCGGCGTGGACAGCCTTGAAATCTCGGTAAACTCTGAGAACTATAAGACCGTCCTCGAGCTTCTGAAAAAGGCGCTCATTGAAAACCTCCGCAGCTACGACGCGAAGGACGACCGCCTCTCCGGTATGCCTAACCAGATGAACATTCAAAGCATGTACTGCGACATCGACCTCGATGCGAACGCGATGGAGACCGAGCTGCAAGCCTCTTTTGAAGAGATTCTCTGGTTTGTGAACACCTATCTCGCTAACACCGGCAAAGGCTCGTATGAGAGCGAAGACATTACGGTTATCTTTAACCGCGATATTCTTATCAACGAGTCCGAGGCTATCGATAACTGCTCTAAGTCCGTCGGCATTATCTCCGACGAGACCATCGTCGCTATGCACCCGTGGGTCGACGACCCTGCCGCCGAGCTTGAACGACTCGAAAAGCAGAAAGAAGAAACCGACCCCTACCGCGCGGCTTTTGAGCAGGCGCAGGCTTTGCGTAACCCCGAAGGCGGTGACCCGGTAAATGAGGAATGATAAGTACTGGGCCAACCGAATGCGGATTCTTGAGGAGTCCTTGCTTGATAAGGGGTACGACTATGTTAAAAACCTCGAGCGGCAATATGCAACCGCTATTCAGGATATAGAATCGCAAATCGCGAGATGGTATCAGCGGTTTGCGGCCGAAAACGGCATAACGCTCGCCGAGGCGAATAAGCTGCTTACCACGCAGGAGCTTGACGAGTTCCGGTGGACCGTTGAAGAGTACATAAAACACGGTCAAGAGAACGCTGTCTCTCAGGCGTGGCTCAAGCAGCTTAAAAATGCTTCTGCCCGCGTCCACGTGTCAAGGCTTGACAGCTTGAAGCTCCAGCTACAGGAGCAGGCCGAGGCCTTACACGGGGCGCAGACGGAGGCCCTTAATTCGTCCCTGAGCGAGGTTTACCAGCGGGGCTATTATCATACCGCCTTTGAGCTCCAAAAGGGCATGGGGGTCGGCTGGACGCTCCACGGGCTGACCGATGAAGCTATCAGCAAAGTACTCTCGCGGCCGTGGACCTTAGACAGCCAGACCTTCAGCGATAGAATCTGGGCGAACAAGCAGGCGCTCGTCAACAGCGTCAACACACAGCTTACCCAGATGATAATGCGAGGCGCAGCTCCGGATAAAACCATCAAGGCTATCTCCGACCGGTTTCAGGTCTCTAAGTCTCAGGCTGGGCGTCTGGTTATGACCGAAAGCGCCGCCTTCGCGAACGAGGCCCGCAAGGACTGCTTCAAAGACCTTGGCGTCGAGAAGTATGTTATTGTGGAAACCCTTGACAACGAGACCTGCAGCCTTTGCGCGCAGCTCGACGGCAAGGTCTATCCTATGAGTGAGTATCAAGTCGGCGTTACCGCGCCGCCTTTTCATCCGTGGTGCCGTGGCACGACAGCCCCATACTACGAGGATATGCAGGGCCTCGGAGACCGCTTCGCGAGAGATGTAAAGACCGGCGAGAGCTTCGATATTCCTAAGGATATGACATATAAGGACTGGAAAGCGAGACAAGACGCTGCCTATGGCGCTGGTACCGTAGAAAAGTTCAAAAATATGTGGTATAATGAATCTGCTGACAAAAAGCAGTATGAAAACTACAAGGCCCGACTCGGCGCAGACGCACCTAAGAGCTTTGCAGCTTTTCAGCAGTTAAAGTATAATTCTGAGAACTACAAGGACCTTACCGGTTACTACCGATACAAGGGCGCGAATCCTACAAGCGATAGGCGCTTTTGGACTGCGCATAAAGCGGTTAAGGCTCTCCACGACGAGGGCAAAGTCCGAACGACCGGAACTCTGGTCGCTCCGCCTCTGGGTCGAGTCGCCATCAAAGCGAACGAGCACGCCGAAAAACGGTTTGCTTCTCGCGGTATAACCTTAGAATGGACTCAGAATATTGTTGATAACGCAGACTTCGCGCTCAAACAGCGCAAAGGTACGCAATACGCCTTTTACACAAGCGAGGGCTTTGCGGTCCTTGATAATAACGGCGAGATTGGTACCGCCGGCCAACTGGACGAACGCGGCAAGCTGCTATATGACGAGGTGATGAAACATGTCCGAGCAAAATAAGGTCAAGTGCCCTTTACTGAATAAGGAAATTGACTGGGGCTATTGCTGGGAGCTTTGCAATATCGCTACCGACGATATTCTTCTTGAGGGTGATACCGTCCCTGACTGGGATAGGGCCCTCGAGGTATGTAAGAAGTGCGGTCGATATTCGAGCGAGCCAGAAGGCTCCTGATTCGAGCCCGATTTTTCAGAGGGTAAATCTAAGGGCCCCTCAGTTAAAACGCGATACGGGAGACCGTGGAGCCCCACAGAAGCAATAGTTGATTAGAGCGTCCCTGCTTTTTAGCAGGAGGCGCTTTTTTCATACAAAAATTACCGCCTTACGCGGCGGACAACAAATAGCGTACCCGCAATACCGGGACTGGCCGGATAAAAAGGACAGCGGGAGACAGGAGGACAAAATGTTGGACTGGCTGAAAACTATTTTGGGAGAAGCGTATTCCGAGGAGATTGATAAGAAGGTCTCTGAGGAAATCGGCAAGAACTTCGTGGCGCGTGCAGACTTCAACACTCTGAACACCGAGAAGAAAGCTCTCGCTGATACCGTCAAGGAGCGCGACAAGCAGCTTGAGACCCTCAAGACCTCTACCGGCGACGTTGAGGCGCTCAAGACGCAAATCGCTACTCTCCAGACTGAGAACACCGCAGCGACGAAGGCCCATGAGGCAGAAATCAAGCGCCTCAAAATCGATACCGCCGTTGAGTTGGCTCTGTCTGCTGCCAAAGCGAAGAACGTAAAGGCCGTGAAGGCGCTGCTCGACCTTGATAAGGCTGAGCTCGACGAGAACGGCACCGTTAAGGGTCTGGCCGACCAGATTAAGAAGCTGGCTGCCGCGCCCGACAGCGGTTTTATGTTCGAGACCAAAGAGCAGAACAATTTTGAGGGCTTTAAGCCCGGTGAGAGCGGAGACCCAGCGCCTGACGGCAAGTTGACGCTGGAAAACTTCAGAAAGCTCTCTCCCACTGAGAGATTTAACTTCTCTCAGAAACACCCCGAAGAGTACAAAAAACTTTATGATGGAGGAACGAAATAATGGCTAATACCGTTTACGACAATTTTTATCTGTCCAACGAGATTGAGGACCAGTACAAGTCCCATCTCGACTTGCAGACCTTCTGCACCGTGGACAACGCCCTTGAGGGCACGGCCGGCATGCTTCGTAAGATTAACGTCTACAAGGCTACTGACGGCACTGAGAAGCTGGCTATGGGCGCTGGCAACTCTAAGAGCATTGAGGTCGGCTTCACTCCCCGTGAGTACCGCATTCAGCTTGCTCAGAACAGATTCAAGTACTACGATGAGCAGGCTATGACCGACCCGCAGCTCGTCCCTGTCGGCACTAAGCACATGGGTACCGACATGTTCAATACCGTCAACGCCGACATTTACGGCGAGTTCGCGAAGGCAACTCAGGTTGTTGTTGTATCTAAGCTGAACTTCGACGCTTTTGCCGACGCGCAGTCCGTTCTCGCTCTTGAGGACCTCGAGGGCGTGACTATCTTCGCCTTTGTCTCTCCCGCTGATGTGGCTGAACTCCGTAAGGAACTCAAGGACACTCTGCAGTATGTTGAGGCCTTCGCGAAGAACGGCTACATCGGCACTGTTGCCGGCGTGAACATCTACACGAAGAAGGACGCCGTCAGCGGCTCCGTCTACATGGCAACGAAGGAAGCGGTTACCCTCTTCAACAAGAAGGGTACCGAGGTTGAGCAGGAGCGCGACCCGAATACCCGTGAGAACAGCATTTACTCCCGCAAGTACTATCTGGCTGCCCTCACTGACGAGACGAAGGACGTCAAGATTTTCAAGGGCACCGCGACGGTCTCCTCTGATACGACCGCTTCTACCTCTAAGACCTACTACGCGAAGGTCGGCAACGGCTATGTTGCGGTTACTCCCGGCGAGGGCGACAACCCGAAGACTAAGGGCTGGTACGAAATCGCCTAAGGAGGAACAGTATGGAGATACTCGCGGCAGTAACCGCCCGACTGTCGGCCCTCGGTTATACCGTGACTGAGACCGACAGCGCGGCGCTTGATTACAATATTAAGAAAGCCGAGACGACCCTAAAGGCGCGAACGAATCAACTCGAAGTGCCTGAGGGTCTTTTCTATGTCTGGGCGGATATGGCTGCGGGCATGTTCCTCACAGACAAGAAGGCTTCCGGTGCTCTCTCTGAGGTTTACGACTTCGACGCGCCAGCTAAGAGCATTTCTGAGGGCGACACCTCCGTCACCTTCGCAATCGCAGATACTGGCTCTTTCGAGGACCAGTTCGACGCAATGCTCGCGAAGATGGTAAACCCCGACGCGGAGCTTATCGCGGCGTTTAGGAGGTTGGTGTGGTGAAAAGCTATCAGAACGCTCTACGAAGGCTCTGGGACGGCCTCTGTGATGTTTATGTCCTCGAGACAGCGGTAAATAAGGCAAACGGCCGGGATGAGCCCACGGAGGTCCAGAAGCTCCACGGCGAGCCCTGCCGTTTGTCCTTCTCAAGTATCTCAAGCACGACCGAGCAGGACAGCGCGCCGCTGATTCAGCAGTCGGTC